GCTGATACACCAAACAGATCAAAAGAACTTACAAGTTCAAATTGTACAATGTTTCTATTTTCAATAGTTTTTCTTTCAACAAAATAAACTTCGCGTGGTAACTCTGCGGAAGGATCAACAGAACCGATTTTGTATGGGTTTACATTAGATGGAAAATTTACTTCATCAAGGTCTTTACTTAATGCTCTACGTCTTGTTACTTTTGCCCCTGCAAGATCAGATAATGCTGTAGTTTGATTTGTAAGCTGTAATATTGAAGTTATTGTTCCTAAAAGATTAGAAAGAGTTAAAGTAGGTCTTGGCAGTTTGCCTTTACCTGAATATTTAAAACCTTCAGCTTTTACAGGCATCCTTGAATAAGTATTTGATTGCCATACAATATCTAAACTATCTTTCATATTATTTCCACTATGAAAAAGATAAACAGTTGGATTTGCTATGGTTGAATTTACATTAAAAGAAACATCACCGCTTGTTGATTGTGAAGTTGTACCTGTGACAGTAAAAGAATCTGTTGCAACCGTTTGTATTGTATAAACACCATCAATTCCATTACCTGAAGTAAAATCAAGACTTAAAATTAAACCAACAGAAAAACCATGTGAATTTAAGCTTATAATAATTGTCGAGGATGATTGACTGTAAGTTGCTGTTTTTGCTGTTTTTGTGTAATGGATATCAGCCTTTAATTCAACAGAATATAATTCAATAATGGATTTATTTGTTAATCCCTGAAGTGCGCTTGTAGGAACTGCCATTATGGTTCAAAAACTTCTCTGAAAGAACAATTTATTATTGCTCTGTTGTTGTAAGGTATAGTTTTTGTCCACGAATCGCAAACATATTGACCAGCCCCAGAAAGAGTGAAATCAACATTGGTTGCAACTGTAACCAATGCACTATCAGCAGTAGTTGAAGTTAGTGTAAAAGTATTTGCATCGGCAGAGGAGGCGACAACATATGATCCGTCAGTTGGCCCAGAACTAAAATCGACTGTTAATACATCACCTATTGCAACACCATGATTTGTAAAAGTGACAGTAATAATAGTTCCAGCAGAACCACTTCCATCTGATTGAACAAAAGTTCCTGTTTTTGCGCTGAACCCTTCTGCTGGTGGTGTAAATGTAAAGCTTGCCTGATCTGCAACCCTGCTTCTTAAAAAGGCTTCAATGACATCTGCATTAGTTTCAGACACATTGAAAGTTAAATCATACACTTTAGGGTCTTGAGATAATGGAAGGCCATATAAAGCCCTGAACTCATAACCATCACCCAAAGAAGTTACTCTTACTTTTGGTTTGCTTTGTTTTCTCATCCCATAAGTGGGAGTTATTGATGGAAATGTAGCCATTATCTATTTAACAAACCCCCTGCCCTTTGTTCATCAATTATAGTTGCCTGCACTACAGAAGCAATCAACCCGCCTAGTTGATCGGCTTCTGATCCGTTTCCTTGAACAGAACTACCAGTTGCGTCTACGTTTACGGTGATCATATTGTTTGTTGTACTGCCGCCTCCCAGTGCATTGTTAGGAATAATAGTACCAGCAGTTTTTGGTACAAACAATTCTGGCCCACGTTCCCCTACTACTGAAATTTTATTAACAGGTGGTTGACCACCATTTGCAAAAAGTCCACCAATCAAACCACCCAAAAATCCGCCGATGCCTTTTCTTTGTCCACCAAAAGAAGCTCCAAAGTTTTCTCCAAAATTTCCTAATAATTTATCTATCTGAGCATCAATAATCTTATCTCTAATTTTATTTAATACATTGGTCATCGCCTGTCCAAAAGATTGTGCGCCAGTAATAGCATCTCTTAAATTATTTTTAATACTGCCTTCTATTTCTTCACCTACAGCCTTCATTGATTCTATAAGTTTATCTGTCGCTTCTTTATTTTTTTTGATTAATTCTTCTTGTTCTTTTAATTTTTTATTTTGGATATCAAGTTCTTTTGACTTTAGAATTTCAAGTTTAAGTTTTTCTTGGATTGGGAATAATAATTCTTCGTTAGCTTTGAGTTGTCTTTTTAAAGATTGTAAAGCTTTTTTATTACTACTTTCTTCTGCTTCTCTTATTCTTTTTGCTATTTTTTGTCTTTCTATAAATAATCTATTAAATTCACTTTTCAACATTTGCATATCACCTTCTTTCAATGCCTTATTAAAATCTCTTTGTTCTTTTGCCGCTTCAATTATTTTTGTAGTCAGCCCACCAACAAGTAAAACAAATGCACCTATTCCAGTTGTTGCTATAGCAGCTTTAAATGCTACTAAAGCAAGTGAGGCTTTTGTAATGCCACCAGCAGCAAGAAAAGCTGCCGCTGAAGTTCCTTTTAAACCTGTAGCAGTAAGAGCCGAAGCAGTTGCAGCAATTTGTAGTTTTACAGCAAGTCCAGCAAGTCCAGCGATAACGGCTGGAACTACTACTGAAACTCCTTTAATTGCTATAGCTATACCAGCAAAAATCGCCGCTGTTTCTGCTATTGGTGAATCTATAAATTTAATTACAGCTTCAGTAAGTGCTGTTGTTGCTTTTGTGACTTTTAAAATAGCAGGCAATAACCTAGTGCCGAGGGATAATTGTAATTCTAAAACTGCATTATTAAATTCTTTAAAAACTTCAGCGGGTGAAGCATCCATAATTGCGCCAATTTTATTAGCTCCCTCTTCTGCTGATTTTGCTAAAGCTCGCAAAATAATATCAGACCTTAATAAACCTTTTGATGCAAAATCTTTTAACTTACCCGCAGCAATACCAGTTTCGTCTGAGATAGCTTTTAATAATTGCGGAACCTGTTCTGCAATACTTCTAAATTCATCGCCTTGTAAACGCCCAGAACCTAAACCCTGAGCAAGTTGCGTAAAGGCCGCGCTTGCTTCTGTTGCGTTTAATCCCGCTAATTTTGCAATGGTATTAAAACCAATAAATGTTGTCTCAATATCTTTTAAAGAAATACCTAAAGGTCTTAATCTTGCAAATATGTCTGTAACTCCTCTTGTTGCTTCAACTATTGATAAATTAAACCTGTCTTGTGCTTTTGTTATTAATTCTTGCGCACCTGCAAATTCACCAAATTCAGAAGTTAATACTTTTAATCTTAACTGTAATGCTTGAAAGTTTGAAGCGGTATTTACTGCCTGTCTTGCTATTATTGTCAACCCTGCGCCTGCAATCGCTGTTTTTAATGTGTTAAAACGTCCAGTAAGTTGATTAGTTCTATTCTGTACACCCTGTAATGCTCTAGTGGCCTGACTAGCATCAACTGTTAGTTTTACATTAGCCTGTGCCACAAATAAAAAAAGCCTTTATTATATCTTACCTTCTATTTGCTCTTTGGCGATTCAATTCTTTTTTTTCTCTATCATTTTTTACTTCATAATATGCAGCCCAATATATTAGTTCTTCTTCTGTAATCAGAGAACGTAATTCTTGTAATGTCTTACCTAATTCTGTTGCGAGAAAAAACTCGAAATTTAACCAGTTATCCCGCGATATTATTTTTTTGCTGTATCAACATCTAATTTTATATCAAACAAAAATAATTCGATTTCATTTAATACGTTTTCGGGAAGTTCTCTTTGTAGGTTTGGCGCATCTGCGGGGCTAAATGCTTTTGAACCATCTTCATTTTCTGCCATTTTACAAAGCAAATAAGTCGATATTGTCAAAGCATCATCTGTGCCTGCGGCTGCTTGCGCTCGCACTCTATCTTCTCTTGTTAAAGGTCTAAAATATAAATCAACAATTTTTTCACCGTTTTTATTCTTAAATTCATATTTACGTCTGGCTGTCATCTGATCTTTATAAGATTCAGTTAACAGGTCGATTGTTCTTTTGTTTGGCATTTAGTTTAATTAGTAGACTAATAAACCCAATGTATCAGATATCTGAAGTTATTGCACCTGAAGTTTGGAAAGTGATATTTATTTCTTGAATCTCACCAAGTGTTGCTCCATATACTGCATTAGTAACAATCCCAGAAAAACCAAACTTCTTTGCACTTGCCGAACTATCTGGGAACAATTCAAACAATGCGTCAGCGGCATCACCTGTAGTTAATACATCTTCAACAAAGGCTAAATAATCTGAGTTACCAGCATTGTCATAAATTAGGGTTGCTGAACCTTCACCAGATATAAGACCACCAACAAAAGTTTTTGATGTGTTGCCCATCACAGTGGTTTCTTGAGTGTCTTTGGTAATATTTAATTCCCAAGACCTTAAACCTCCAATATCAGCTTCTGTTCCAGCAGCATTATGGAACATAATTTTACCGACATCACCTTTAACAGCAGCCATAACAAAAAAAAGAAGTATTAATAAATATATTAACTCTTTTCAGACTTTTTTACATCTTTTTTTGAGTTTTGTTGACTCTCCATATATCTTTTACAATTGGGGTCCCAATAATTAGCATCCCTTACACCTTTGACAGCTTCGATTGCGTCAAGCATTTTTTCTGTAATTACAAGTTTAGGCATAATTAAAGTTCCTCAAAAATTTCAAAGGTCATCCGCAACTGCGTTTGAAACTGACCTTCTGGATTTGCATTTTCAATGACTTCAGGCCCTATTGGGCTATCAAAGATCACACTTGATACTGTAATTCGATTATATAAATCACGCAATCTTTTTCCGATTGTATAATTATCGCCTGAACCTATTCCCTGCGGTGTGAAGATATTAAAAACAACAATTCCATTTACACGATTCTGTCCGCTTGCATTTCCTAATGTTAAATAATTACTTTCGCCGAATGTTGTAAGGCATTGAACAAAGGTTGTTACAGCGCTACTATCAAACGACATATTATGAAAAACAACAGGGATTGCGGGGCTACTGGCAAGTTCTGTTGCAACTCTAGCTTCGATTGTTGCCCTTACTGTATTTAAATCAATAGCGGCCATTATTTACCCCTTATTTGTTTGTAAAGGTCTTGAATTTCGTTTGCAAGTTCTTTTGCCAACAGATCAAGATGTTTTGCCTTCAACCCTTGTTTACTTCTATATCTACTTCCCCAAGATGGCGGTAAACTTGTTCCGAACATAACAGGTTCAGCATATGGAACATTATTGTGAATATTATATTTTTTTTTAAAATTTTCTTTTCCTAATTGATAATTCAAAGCTTTTGGAGGTCTTACAACAGTTCCCTTACCAGCGCTTCCATACTTGCCTTCTGGGGCGGGTGCGCCGCTTTCTGCGTTTTCTCCTATCTGCCAAGAAACTGCAAGCCTTCCTGTATCCACTGGCGAGCCTTCTTTGACAATACGATCACCCGTTAAAACAGTTACAGATAACAAAGCATTGATTTGTTCTTCTGAATAATCACCGATTTGATCAATTCGTATTTTTCTCATGTTCTTAAATAACAAACAAAACTTAATTTATCATTTGCAAGTTGATTAGTTTCCACTCTAATTATTGAATAAGTAACAGAACCGACAATAATTTTATCTTTTGTTGTTGGAGTAGAAGAAAGACTTGCTGCCGCGATATTAATTTTTTTATCTGTTGCTTCAATTAATTCATTAACCTCACGGTTATTAATATCTTCAAGAATACCTCTAATAGATGTATCAGTATTAGTTTCTGTAATAACACCTGTAGTTGTATTATACGAGCCTGCAGAAACAGACCTAAAAGTTATATCAGCCGAAAGTTTTTTGTTTGATAAAACTTTTTTTAATGCGTTGGCTATGCTCATAATCTATAGGCAATGACAGTTCCACTATCTAACAAAACTGTTGTAAATACTCCAACAAGTTCATTACCCGCTTTCAAAGGAACATTATTATTATCTCCAATAATTGCATTTATATAAAAATTATCAAGGCTAGTAACAGCGTCAAAATCTTCTATTGTGTCAAAATCTACTCCTACAGTTATAACTGAATCCTGTAAAGCCATAACCTTACCAAAACGGCCTGAGTGTTCAGCCGTATCATTAATAATTTTTGCTGCTGGATAATATGTTTTCACAATAAATAAGCAATAACAGTTCCACTTGATAAAGTAATACTTGTTATAACCCCTTCTATTTCTGCGGTGGATTTGAATTGTAAAGAAGTCAAATCACCTGTTATATTTTCAGAAACAATAGTATCTATAACAGAATCTTGCAGAGCAACCATTTTACCAAATCGACCCGTGTGGGCTGCTGTGTCATTAATAATTTTTGCTGCTGGATAGTAGCCCATTTTTAACTCCTTTTTATTGATATATTAGCTGGCCCTGATATTCTTAGGCCAGTAAAATAACGTTCAAATAATGGCGGAACTCTATCCGCGCCAGTAGACCCATAAAAGTTTGGTGTAACGTTTATTGATCCGACTTGTAAATTAGAAAAATCTTCTAGTCCGCTTAATCCTAAACCATCGCGATTATTATTCAAGTAAACGGCTAAAATTGCCTGCGCTTTTTTAACCTGATCAGGAATTTCTGTATCTGTAAAATAATCCGTTGTTATACGAAAAGGATAACCAACAGCATATGTATTTATATAAGTATCTGGTTTTCTAACCCCTGTTCGCGGCCATTGCAAAGCCTGTGTATCTGTTGCCCTTGCTCCAAGAAACCTTTCGCGATCAATTCTGACAGTTGCAGTAAACAATGCGCGATTTTTATTATCAGTAGATGAGTTATCCCAAGCCGTAACATCATCATCAAGGACTAGCCCTTCGATAATTGCGTTAGCGTCTGACA